GGGTCGCTCACAGTTTCCGATCTCTATGTTACAGACGATCGGGGTTGACAAGATGTTCAAGAGCCACGCGATCTTTGAGAAACTGAGGAGATTCGTGGACGAGAACATGAGGAAGTTCTTCGATAGGGAACTCAATTTCGAGATCGTCCGCACCTCCATCACTCCCCATCCGAAGATCAACTGCAATGTCCCACGCAGTTGCTTCGGCGAGGCGTATAGTTTCGCATGCATCGCACCTTCGCCCACTCCGTTGATCTCGATCGTATCGAGTTCCAACCACACCTTGTCTGCGTTCATGCCGTTTCCCTTCTTTGACTCACCTTGACCGCCATGACGTGCTCTATCAACGATCCTACGAGCAATACTCCGATCCCGAACACGAGGTCTCCCTCTCTCACCAAGAACAGCCATCCGGTAGCGGCGACGACTTCGACCGCGCTGAACCCGATGACCTGAGGCTTTGCGATCGCGTTAAGGAATCCCTCGTGCCTGAACACGTTATCGCTTATCGTATGTTCGATGACGAGCGCGCCGAACAGGAAGGGCACGGCCCATCCGACTCCCGCCCCGTTCGCGAGCAGCAGCCAGACGACCCATATCAATCCTTCGATCACGCTGAACAGGATGATCTCCCTCCCGGGACCGTCGAGGTTCGAGAGCTTAAATCCCCGGACGACGTTGTACGTGATCGTGTGCTCGACGATCAGGAAGGCCGCGAGGACGACGGGTGCGAGAACGAACATTCCCCGATCAGCCAGCGCCAGCCACACCGCGAGCCCTACCACTTCGATCACTGTGAAGATCACGATTCCGATCTTGTTCATGTCTCCTCCTTAAATATCGGCGGGCGATCGGTCTTCCCGATGCCGTTAGCTTCGAATACAGCATCGCATCGCGTTCTCACACGCCCGCCGCAGTTCGGTTCATTCAAAATAATATCGCGATGTCTATTGCGATGCTGCCGATGAGGATGATCCCCATCACAATCACCAACAAAACGATCTCGATGATTCGTCCGGATCGTTCGTACTTCCTCCACGGCGGCCACTTCCGCCAGTCCACCTTCGACAGGTCCCTCATCGTGTCGCCTCCAACTTATCGATGATTTCCTTCATCTCCTCGATCGTCGCGTTCAAGGCCCTCAGGCAATCCGCGTCCATCTCGTGAACCATTTCATGAGCTGGCATACGTGCGTGACAATACGCGCACCGGGGTTTGCCATCCCGTGTCCCTTCATACTGAATCATGAATAATGGAGGAAATAGGCTTGTCCGATCGAACTTCATGTCTCCCTCCGCTCCTTCATAGTCTGCACTTCCCGAACAGGATCAACTCCCCGATCTTCCACAACCGCTTGAAGACACCTCGAATGCCGCGATCGTCGAACTTCAGCCAGACTCCTTCGGCTTCCACGTGTACGTCTCTTAACACGTATCCTTGGTAGCCGATATCGCTCTTTTCGTCAGGTTTCATCATCGTTTCCTCTGTGCTTTGACCATCTCGAAATTGAGTTCCCTATCGAAGAACTTCCTCATGTTCTCGTCCACGAATCTCCTCAGTTTCTCAAAGATCGCGTGGCTCTTGAACATCTTGTCAACCCCGATCGTCTGTAACATAGAGATCGGAAACTGTGAGCGACCCCCGGAACACGTTCACCCGGCCACTCTTCTTTCCCGTCGCCACGAACGCTTCCTTGATCACCTTCCTCCGACCGCGCCTGATCTGTACCGCCACGCCCGATGCCGTCGGTCTTGCCTTGAACAGGATGACAGGCAACGGTCGACCCCTGACGAACAGCGTCGCGATCCGCCTCGACGGTCTCGCCTTGATGATCTTGAAATTGGGATCGAGATCACCCTTCTTGATGTTGTAGGTCGCTCTGATCTCTTTGCTCACGTGTGCCTTCGTCGACTTCGCGATCTTATTCAACGCCCTGACCTCGACCTTCGGGAACTGCCGGGCCAACTCCTTGAGGTTCGCGCCGTCCTTGAACTTCATCCGCACGTCGAATGGCATCTAAGCATCCCTCCTCTCGATCTGCTCCTTGACCGTTTCACCGCTCTCCTTCGACTGATCAATGACGTCCTTCGAGCCCTTCTTCCTGTTGCACGACGCATGAACGAGGCTCCGGTTCCTGTCCGTATTTTCTCCGCCTGCCGACAACGGCTGGTGGTGGTTGACCTCGAGTAATCTCATCTCCGTTGGTTTCATAAATTCGTTGCATATCGGGCAAACGCCGCCTTGTCGGAAGAACATCGATCTCTTCTTCGCGGTCGTCGTGTATGTTCTTCCCTTCGGGTCTACGAACTTTCTGTGGCGTGCATATTGCCTCGCGGCCGTCACTACTTTGAATCGACCTTCCTCGCGCTCGATCTCCTCTAAGACTCGCACTATGTCGCTGATGCTTTTCATGAGCACGCTCGAATCGTCACAGTGATGGCGACTCCGAGAAGAACCAAATACCCGAGCCAGAATGCGAGGATTCCCCACTCTATTTTCATATCTTTGACATCTCCACGAGACTTTCCATCGTCCACAGTTCCTCGATCTTCACACGATACATGTCGTGCGTCGCCGTCCTACCCTGATTCCCAATGACTTGTCCTTTCATTTTGAAATCGCAAAGCATCGAAAATTCGCTCTTGAGAAGCCATCCGAGAATCGCCGCCGTCCGATCCTCCAGAAAATAATAAATCCAGACGTAAGCGTTGACCGCATTATCCCTATCATGCTGATCCTTCCGCACCCCCAACTGATACTCCGGAATGATCACTCCCGTACTTCTTCCCGCCGTCTTCACGTCAATCATCTTTGATTCGCCGATCCGAATGTCCACGATCGCAGTTGCGGCCGCCTCAATCACCTTGTCATCAGCTCCCTTCGGCCATCTCGTGAACCTCTCGCATCGCTCCCAAATCTTGGGCACTTCTTTCAACCACTCCTCAACCGCGTCTTCACCGAGGATGCTGATCCACGGGTTTTTCTGAAACGGACTGTGCATATTCAATCGATCAATCTCCGCACGTCTTCGCTTCGCGTCTTCAACTTCATCCTCAGAAAATCGAATACTCCAAAAAAATCGCAATTATCCTCCTCTCATATTCCCGAGATCGGGCTTCGCACTCTCACTTCGTATCGCTTCTTAGGATTCGTCCACACCAATTCCGACCCCCATTTTTTCTTCAGCATCTCGATCGCCTCCGTCTCCATCTCCATCGTTCGATACGTCCTGCATCCTCCGACCGTATCATGATGATCTGTGTAGAAGGAATACTTGTTGAATCTCAATACGCATCTATGCCGATACAATGACTGAAGACTGAAATCGTAGTCTTCTTTCAACCGAAATCGCTCATCGAATCGCTGACCGTCATCGATGATTCCCATCAGATGTCCCGCGATGAAGCTTTGAAGAGAGAATGGACTGTATTCTCGATAGGTCTTCCCATCATTCGTCACTTGAAAACCCCATAGATTCGTCCCGATCGCCTCCGCCATGTCGAACATATTCAACACGAGATGAAGGAATCTTTCAAAATCGACTGGTATACCGACTCCAGGTTTTCCCTTCTCGAACTTCGCGAATACTTTGAGATCGTCATCCATCATTAGAATTCTTTTTTCACCCATTGTCCATGATCGATTCAGGATCCAATTTCTTGTTCTCGTTATACCTACAATCTCATCTGGAACTCCGACAACTACTTTGTGATGCTTCTTGTAATCTTTCTCTTCCGATTCCGGACAGAATATCGCAACACTTTCCGTCACGAATCTCGTCGTCTTCACCATTCCCGCTCGACCCTTCGATGGTATCGCGAAGATCACGATGCCCCCTTCCACGCATATATCATTCTGGTCCAAGCACGATCAATCTTCTCTCGATTCGGCTCTTTGACGCCATCAAAATTCTTTTTCAAAATCTCGACCGTCTCGTGGTAATGATCCAATCGCGTCTGTCTTGAAATCATGTTGAAATGGAATTCTATGGCGATTCTCTCGACTCCTGACCAATCCTTGATCGCTGGAAGGAGAATGATCTCCGATCCTTCACAATCCATTTTGATTTTATTCGGCTGAATCCGATCTATTACACCATTGACATCTCTTGCGATCACTCTGATACATTCGCGTCCTCGTTTTTTGAGCGTCGTCCCGTTCCCCGTATTTGTCTTGGCCAGATAGAAATCAATCCATCCATCCTCACACCACAACGCCGAATCAATAGACGTGACATTGACGATCGCATTCAACGCCAGATTTTTCCTTAATAATTCAAACTCTCGCGGACTTGGTTCGAATGCCCAAATATGTCTGACGAACTTCGACGCAAGAATCGAGAATGATCCGATATGAGCTCCCACGTCCAGAACTCGATCTGATCTTCTCAACTTTAATGGTTTAAGATAGAGATTTTCCCTCGCGACTTCACGAATGATGATCTCATCATATTTTCCCTCACGTATCTCAAACTTCCCTCCCTTCACCATGATCATTTCCTTGTCCCTAAGACTTTCAACAGAATCTTCCCTTCAATCACTCTTCCGATTCCCGTCCTCATATATCCGACCCTCGAATCCAACGCCTTCACGCCTTCGATCGCCAACTTTTCCTCCACGACATTCCAATCGAATGAATTATTGAACACGAAGACAACGTAATTCGACTCCTCCATCATCTCCGTCGTGAACGCGATCTCCGGAGACTCCTCTTCCTTCTTCTTTCCTTCACCCAGATCGTCCATCAAATCATCGATATTCAACCCTTCAATTCTTTCTCTCTCAACGCCTTCCAGATTCGCAATCACCTTCTCCGTGATGAAATCACCTTCAATGAACGGATTGTTTGCCGCTATGTTAGCCGCCGCATGCTTCAACTCATCCCAATCAACCAATCGAACCGGAAATCGCGCTCCCGTAGGAAGTACAACGGAATTATTTTCAATCTTTACTTGATCTCCAAATCTCTCCAACATGACCTTGATTCTCTGGTGACCAGATACGAGACATTCATTTCTGATATTCAATACAATTCCCGAAAGATCACCGAACTCCTCGATCGATACCTTTAGACCCCGTAACGCCTTGCTGCCTATCTTCCGAGCGTTGCTTTCCCATGGTTTCAGTTCTTCGACTGATTTCAGTTTGTGGTTCAGATTCATCCAATTCTCCTCGATTTCAGCTCCAGAGGGTTGAGGTCGGTTCTCGCCCGCCCCTCCTCAAGGATGGTTCTCGCCGATTCATCATTCGTCGCCACGCTTTCGTTTTCGTGCCCGGCTATTTTTCAGCCCCGTCGGGTATCGATCGTCCTTCATCGCTGATGGTAGGCCGGGGTTCTCGTCGGCCTTCTCGCGTGGTTGCGCTCAGTCTCGCGCCCCCTTCATCGCTTTCCCATCAGTCCCCGTCCCGCTCATCGCAGGAAGAACCGCAGGCATCTACTTGCGCGCCCTTTCGGGTGACTCCGCGCTTTCGTCGTCTCATCCTACTTACGCGACGATCTGTTCCAACTTCACAACTCCATACCCTACCGCCGTAAGTGACCAGCATCCGCGAACTCTGAACGAGTCGCTCCTGCTCTGTCACCTACGGTTTCGGGGATTCAGGTTAAATCCTTGCCTTGATTGCTCTATCGACGATTTTCTTGAATAACATCGCGGCGTCTGCTTCTGTCAGATTTTTTTCTTCTAAATCCTTCTTGATTTCGGAATGTATTTTGTCCAATCTTTCCCGCGTGGTCGCCCAATCGATTTTCGTTGTCAATTCGTCATATCTGTTTGACATCATCCGTCCTCAATCAATCTTTTTTCAGCTTACCGAATTTCTCCTTGATCTTGCCGAACAGAACGTCCGCGTCCTTCTGTCTCAGCAATCCCTCCGCGAGATTCCGCTCGACTCCCAACTGCATTTGATCCAACTTCACGCTTGAATTCGATTCAACGATCATGCGTAGTAGATTCTCATTTTTTTGACTGAGCTTGTCTTCCTCGATCTTACTCAACACTTCCGCATCCCTCTTCTTCAATTCAGCCGTCGTCTCGGCAGGTATCTTTGCTTCCGACTTCTCTTTCTTCGTCTCTTCTTTTACCTTGGGAACCGTGACAAGTCCCTCGGTATCCGTGTCTTCCGCCGTCAGGTGTGTCTCGTAGATTCCTTCTTCTTCACCGGCTGGTTGTCGGACTTCTTCCATCTCCGCATGTTTCACTTCTCCCGTCTCGTCGTCGACATAGAGTTGCTGAGGGACGTCCGCTCCCACCAACTCATCCAACTCCGCCGCCCTCTCGAATTCGACCGAAAGCGGAAGGTACTTGGCTAATCTCCTCACGACCGTCTTCTTGCACATCTCGTCAACGTGAATCGACCAGATAGAATGCTGTCGATCCCTCGCCCACGATTTACTCAAGGCCCGGACACGCTCGATCTCCGTCCTGTCCATGACGTCGAAGATCGTCCGCTTATCGATATCCGCGTATGCGTATGCGTAAATCGGGAATTGAGAATCCGGTGACTTGAGAACTTCCTCTTGATTCGGATTGGTGGGCCGGGGCGTGGGTCTGTGTTTGAGGAAGGCGCTCGTGCCGTACTCGAACTCGAAAAAATCCCATTCGTGGACGACCTTGCTCGTGATCAACGCTCCGCACTTGGATGCCAGCTTGATCAACCCCCTGTAACCTACGAGGAATTGCGCTTGTCGCTTGAATGGCACAAGGTATGCTTCTCCGAGCGTCTTGTCAAGGCGAAGATCGAGTTGAACCGCCTGAATCACCGCTGCTGCGATTGACTGGGGCGTACATTCAAGCAACTTGGATTCGCTTCTCAATAACGTCAACGCCGTCGAGATCAGATAGTCGACGCTGACTCTCCTGTTCGGGATCGCCTTGTCCAACGTGGGCTTGATCTTCTCGAACAACTCCTTCACCCTTTTCCCCTTCTCCTCGACCTCCGCAAATTCGTTCTTCGTTTGCTGTCTCGCGATCGCCGCGTTCGTTTCGTTCTGACGCCTTGTCTTCACGTCAGCGAGACGTTCGGCCACACCTTTCTCCGTGTCCGTCGACATTTTTCACTCCTCCTCTCGCTTGATGATGAACTGCCGAGATTGCTTCTCGGTCATATAAATCGTGCATACTTCCGGGATTCGTGCCTTCATGGCTTTCAAATCTATGGTGGTTCTCTTGATCGTCTTCCACGTCGCGAGGATTCGACCCTCTGACGACAATATCTCCGCCTCTCCCATCCGCAATTTCAATGCGTCCTGAATCGTCTTTTCGGTATGCTCGAATCTTCGCCTCCGTTCCACCAACTGTTTCAATTCTGTCACCAATTCGACACTTGTGACATCCGCCTCGACGATCGCCTCCGGCTTCGACGTCACCAACTCGTAATCTCTCACCGTCGACGCTGGCGCCAACTTTGTACATACGTTGTCACTCCAGAACTCGAATAGAATTCTATTCTGCCGTTCGATCTGATCTTCGTCCGGTTTGATCTCGAACATCTGCAATTTCCTACCATCGATCAATATCACGATCACTCCCCAAAGAAATCCAGTGACGTAGAATTGATGCTGAACCTGCACGAAATGTTCAATCGGTATCGCTTCCTTCCACGTCTTTGCATAGAACGACGAGGTGGTTTTGATCTCAAGGATTCCCGGTCCGATACCATTCCCGCGTCCCCAAATCACCCGATCCAGATTGCAACGCATGAAGGGCGTCGTAGGATGCACCCTGATCTTGTGGTCTCTCCTCACCAAATCCCCTGTCCTCTCCGCGTACGCCTGCGCCACGACCGACTCTAATCGCCTTCCCATCTCCATCGCCTCGTTGTCTTCCTGTTCGATCAGATCAGTCGACGTCTTCTCCTTCCACACTTCCAACGGGCTCCTCCACCGAGATAGTCCGAGAATCGCCGCCACGTCCGATGATCCGATTCCCTGCTGTCTCATCCTCAACCAAGTTTCTTGATTCACTCCCTTCGTCGATATATGATTCAACTCTCGTCTCCCTCCGTTCGTCGTTCTTGACTCGTTGTAGAAAACGTGCCACGATGTTTCTCAAGAACGCCTCGCGCACGAATTGGTTGCTCTCCATGATGTTCAGCTCCGCCTTTCCGATCCGCTCCTCTATCTCCTCGATCCTCTGCTCATAGTAGATTGTCGCGTCTCGCCATCCCCGCGTATACGCCTCGTTCCTTTCGTTCTCGATGAACGCCTTCGTCGACGTATAAGCAGAGTATCCGATCACCCATCCGCAGAACATCAAGAACGGTATCAGGAACCATTTAGGGACCATCTCGTCCTCCGACAATTAAAGATGCGCGGAGTCTCATTTCGGTAAGTGCGTAGGTCTTAAAGAAAGGAGACCTACCTGAGAGCATCCGCGCACCCAAATTCATCTTTTCTTTTTCCGATATACGCCAGTCGTGAATTTCCGGAGTTGATATCGAAGATTCCCCTCGCTCACTCCGACTCGCTTCGCCGCCTTGATCTGATTTCCTCCTTCGATCCTCAACGCCGTGAAGATAAGATTTTTGAAGATCGTTCGCGTGATCCCTCGCACGTCGATATCGCGTCCTTCGTAGAGATTGATCACCGCGATTCCTTCCGCGTTCTTACCATTGAGATTTTTCTTGAGAATCTCAAGTTGTTCAATGATCTTTTCGATCTGATTCACCGTTTCCTCCCTTCATTAGAGCAAATCCCCTTCCATCTCTTCCCTATCCTGACCCGGTTTCAAACACACACAGATCGTCTCCTCGCATACCGGACAACTCTCAAGAGACGAGACTGTTCTCGGATCATTCTCCGCCGTATATCCGCATTTCGTACATTTCACAGCGCGCCTTGCCTCTCCTCGAAACACAAGCCGAAACAAAGAGAGCCGGCCGCACAGAGGACACGGCTGCGTTTCCTTCACCCACTTCGTCGAATTCAGATTCGGATATTCCAACTTGATATGGTCGATGATCTGTTTCTGATTCATGGTAGGTCTCCTTGTTTGATTTCATTCCACAGCGTTGTTACAACTCACCTGATATGCAAGGATTTGCTTCTGTGTGAACTTGTGAAATTTCCCCGCCTTCCAATATCCATAAAAACTCGCCCACGTTCCCGGCCAATCCTTGCCTACATATCTCGAAAGAGATACGACACCTTGATCGAAAATCGTATAGGCATGAACATAAGAAGACAGATTGTCTCTTGATATCTTCTCGGCAAATTCGACGAAATCCTTCATCGTCTTCTCACCGTGATACTTGAAAGACTTTCGACTCTCTTTTCTTCTGGGTTCTTTCATCTCAGGTCTCCTTTCTGATATACAATATAAAGAAAACCGACGTTTATGTCAAATTCTGACGAGGAGAGAAAACAGAAGCGTAGCTATCCCTATTGAACAATCTGACGAAAAACTTTATTTTGCTACTATGATTGGATTTTTGGATGAAACCGGAGAGATCAACTCACTTCTTGAGCGCGTTCTTCTTGTCCTGACTTCTATAGTAACCATAGAGGCCAAAACCCGTCCCGAAAACCGCCCACAGTGCAACCGGCAATACTATTGGTTCAAGTGTCTGGCCCGTTACCAGTTGATAGGCCGGAAGGAAAATATAGTTGAAGATGATGATCACGTAGAAAATGTAGTTGAATGTCGGACGGTTGCGGCGGACGTATGCGTCTTCGCTTTGTAGTTCAACGGTTATCATTTTGCGCAAGTCTTTCATATCCTCCATGTACGCCTTCTCCGTCTCGAGCGCCAACTGTTTCTCCGCCTGAGCGGCCGCGAGCGTGATCTCCATCATCGCGATCTTGTTCTTCTGCTTCTCGTCGTCGCTCGTGAAGAGATTGTCAAGAACCTTCCCCGCCGTGGAGACGACCGTGTCCAATCCGCCGCTCAAGATTTTTGTGAAGATCGACATTTCGATTTCCCTTTCCGTCTGGCGTCAAGCCAACTTGTAGATCGTCTTCCCTTCGTCATCATGAATCGCGATCATCTTCATCTGCCTGTTCACCTTCTTTTCTATATGTGACACGTGGACCCAACTTTCAAACTCATCGATCACTTGGTCGTAGGGAAGCTCCAGAGACACGATCTTGTCGAAGAGCTCCCGGGAGGTCATGCCGATCGCCCTGACGTCGCCTGCCTCGCCTCTGGGATGCTGAGAGGTATCTGACGAACCGATGCCGCTATTGACCATGTAAGACCGGTATCCACTCGTCACGATGATTGGCACTCCGATCGCGTCCCTGAGCGGCTGCAGCACGTGCTCGCAGAGCAACTTCAGGGCCGACACAACGGCCGGCGGCGCTTCGTTGCTGATTCGGTGACGCATCGCGTAGTCACTCCGCGTCATCTCCTCGAGCGAAAAGTTCTTCGTCAACTGCATCTCGATCACCTATGGTTTGTGACCGCCCTGAATGCCTCGTGAATCGACGTCACGACGTGAATCGCTCCCGTCTTCTCGAGCCGATCCTGTTCCATTGAAACCTTGCCGCGCGATCTCCCGGGACTGGGAATTTTGAACTCCAAGGCCACCCACTTTCCTTCCCCCGTGTAAACGAATGCATCGGGTGTGCCTCTCGTGTTCATGGTCGCGCGGCGATTGCTCGTCTCAATGACGATGAATCTGAGCTTCCTGAATTCCCTCACGCAAGTTCGTTGCAGCTCTCGCTCGCTCATTCGTGGTGACCCAATTCCAATCCCCGAATCCTGTCCTCCAGCTTTTCGACGCGATGTTCCCACTTCTGTTCGATCGTCTCCTTGATGTCCGTGACGCTCATCTCGACGTACTCCAGCGTGGTGCTGATGTCAGATGCCCACCACACGGCCGTGGCCGTCTGAGCCAGTAGAAAGAGCACCACCGGGATCGCCCATTTGAGCTTCATGGTCATGTCGTTCATCTTCTGATACTGATCGGACAGATTCATCATGTCTTGGTCTCCTTCTTCTTGGCCTCAGCGCTCCGGAGTGCGTCGATCAGGTAGTACCAACCACTTCCGGCCATGCGCCCGTTCTTACGGATTTCCGCGATCCCTCCCTCGATGAAGGTGATTTCCGCGGCCTCCATCTCCATCTTGGCCTCTCCGTCGGTCAGGGCGTCGAGCTTCTCCCTGATCGAATGGGCGAGGAAGGTCTCGGTATCGCCATTCTGCGGCGTCGACTCGAGCACTATGGCGAGGAAGTTCTTGAAGAGGTTCCGCTTCTCTCCGGTTGGTTTGCCATCCGGATCGGTCACAGGAACGGACTTTTCGGGTATCTTGATGACTTTCGTCGACATCTGCACCTCCGTCAGTTTTGTCCCGGGATTTTCCCTTGACTATTTTTGATCGCCCGTTCGATGGCCCGCTCCGGTTCGTCACGTTTCTTCAGACCGATCGTCACGGTCACGACGTTGCCGCACTTCAAACACTTTAGCATCATCTCGGCGTCTATTTTCAGATGGCATGGCATCCGACCGCTCGTGAAAATTTGAAACAGCATCGCATTGCAACGACCACAGCTGATCGAGATTGCAGGTTCCATCGGTGTCAGCGCGTATTCGCTCAAGGGATGTTTTCCTTCGTTTTCATCTTGTTGAAGTATGCCGTGACGACGCCTTGGATCGCCGCGTTCTGTCCCGTCGGCTGGTCGGCGGATTCGAGGTTCTTCGTGCCCACGAGCTCCGTGTTCACGTCGTCCCTGACCGTGTACGACATCTCGACCACCGTGAGATTTCCAGCGTCATCAAACGTGATCACCAGATATCCGCCCGCCGATTGCTTCGCCATTCTATTCCCTCTGCATTAGAAGTTCACGAAGACAGGTATGTATTTCGTGACGGTGCCATCTTTGATCCTTAGCCAAGTATCGTGAGTCGCGAGAGCTGCACCGATTCTAAAGTGTTGTATCGTCTGAGCTACTCCCACCGCCACTTTCGCATTGGTGAACGTCACCGTTCCTGCTATTCCTGCAACATCTCCATCTGCTCTCAATACCTGCGCTCGCAGTGCAAGCGCAACATCAGCACCGGTGGAATCGAGGCGCATACGTTCTACACCACCCGCCGTTAATCCAAGAACATCGGTTGTGACTCTATACATCCCCACGTTTGTATCAGCACCAAATGTGTATGTTGGGGCAACCGCAGTGCCGAGATCGTTTTTGATCCCGCCTCCAACTCTGAGCGCTCCGTTCACGTTTAATAGATCACCCTGATCTACCGTAGTCCCGATGAGGATGTTACCACCGGGCAACATACGCATATTTTCCCCGCCGGCTGTCGTAAACCCCAGAGTATCGGTCGTCACTCTGAAAATCCCAGTATTCGTGTCAACGTGAAATGTTAATGTTGGAGCTGCCGCAGTGCCGCCGTCAACCTTCACCGCGCCGACTACTCTCACGGAACCATTCACGTTTAATTGATCTCCCGAATCAACGGAGGTTCCCATCGAGATGTTGCCGCCACCGAAAATGATCATTTGCAGTGTCGTTCCAACGTCATCAGTATAGAATCTGAGATCATTAAATCCGATCAGCTTGTCCAGTCCCAACAGATTTTGCTCTGCGCCGGTTGCGGCGATCCTCGTGTTCCCACCTATCACGTGCAATCTGAAACTACCGGGACTTCCACCGATGCCAACATTTCCATTGGCGATAATGCGCATCGCCTCCACGCCAGCCGTCGTGAACCCGAGGATGTCCGTCGTGACCCTGAACATTCCCGTGTTTGTATCGACGTTGAACGTCCATGTCGGAGCGGCTCCAGTGCCAACGTCGGTCTGTATCCCTTGAACCACTCTGAGTTGACCATTCACAATCAATTTTTCTCCCTGATCGACCGTCGTTCCGATCAGGACGTTACCGCCGGGCAGGATGCGCATCTTTTCTGATCCAGCAGTCGTGAATCCAAGAGTGTCGGTCGTGACTCTAAACATACCTGTATCTGTATCAGTGTTGAACGTCCACGTTGGAGCGGGACCCGTGCCGAGGTCGGTTTGTATCCCTTGGACTACTCTGAGCTGACCATTCACAATCAACTTCTGCCCCTGATCGACTGTCGTTCCCATGAGGATGTTACCATTGGGCAGGATGCGCATATCTTCGGCATTGTTTGTTCCGAACACGATTCTTTCTGACGTGAACGTTCCGATGATCAACGCGCCATCGTCGGCCATGAGGAGCGTGTTAGATGTCATCGAATTTGAGAGAAGCGTCTCCGAATAGGAAGCCCCGTGCGCTCTAATGGTTAAGATGCCCCCGTTGAGGGCGCTGTTCTGCACCGTGTGAATAACTCTGAAAGCGACGGCGGTGTTGGTGAGATTCATCCGTGTGATGATGGTAGCATCTGAAGCTGTTATATCGCCAGTCGCGGTAATCGCACCACTGATGATGCTTCCCGATCCGATGTCGAGGTTCGCCTGCCAAACGGGATCGCTCCCGTTCGACTGGAAGACCGTCTTGTCCGCACCGATTGCGAAGCGTGACCATTTCGGCGTACCATTACCGACGATGATGTCGCCTCGAACTACTGCTGCTGCGAGTGTATCTGTGTGCGTAACAGAAAGGAAATCGTGAGGATTGCTACTTGAAGTATTCCATGAGAGTTTCCCGTTGGCATCGGTGAAGAGGAATCCGCTCGCGACCGGACTCAACGGAAATTCATAGGCCGAATCCCAATGTGCCTTCCCGCCACCCTTCGAGATCAAGAGTCGTTGCGCTTCAACTATCTCGTCAATCGTTTCTTCGATCGTCGCCATCTGTCAATCCTGCGTGATTGTGACGATTGGAGCCGACAAGCTCGCCGTTGGACCGCCCGCAACAACAGATAATTCTACGAATACCTTAAACACGTTGTCGTTCGCGAAGGCGGATATGTCAACTTCAATCACCACCTCCGGCGCTGCCGCGTAGGCAGTGTTTGTTCCCGTTGCGTCTATGATGGTTCCCGCGACGCTCAACCTTACTCGCCAAGTCCCGCTCGTCGTTTTGGCATCGGCGACCAACTTGCATTTCGTATCGTCGGCCACTTTTCGGAAGAAGAACTGCACCTTCTGCACGGTTATCGTCGAGGTCTCCGTCCATTCCGTCGAGGCCGGCGGTGTGTTGCCGGGCGCCGTTCCCGCCTCTTTGATGTCACCATAGATTTGCCGACCAGTGGCTTTGAAGTTAGTCGAGATTTCGGCCGAGGTAGCCGCGTCCGCCGCCAACTCGGTCGACGTGATTCCGCCCGCCTTGACTCGCATCTTGTTTGCGCTGAATTCCAGCGTCGACTCGTCAACCGTCGCCGTACCGCCAGTCTGAACAAGGTTCGCTCCCGTGACGACGTTTACCTTATGCGTACCAGACGGATTGTGTTCCAGACCGATCGCCTCATCCACCTTCTGCATATCGCCGTTTCGACCGCTATTGTTTAGATCGTTGAGCGGGGTCGTCGAATCCGTCTTCGTACCCGCCGGAATATCGTCTCCCTTATCAGCGTTGATGATCTTCAGGAATCTCGTTCTCGTGATCGACATCTATCCCTCCCTCAATCGTTCGTCCACGTCGCGTAATCTATACACCACCCCGTGAGCTTCGAGACCACTCCGTCCGTCAGCTCCGTCGACTCGAATCGGAGGATCAAGCCCTTGTGTCCCTGCGCCGGCCCGATCAATCCGAGCGTTATCTCATCCTCCGTCAAGAACACGTTGAAGACTCTCGGATTATCCGACCTCGGCTTGAAAAATAGATCGCCGTGTTCGAACTCGTTCAACAGGGTCCGGAGATCGAGCAACGTATCCCCGACCACCTTGCTCGAATAATCAAGTTCGAACGTCGCCCTATATCCCTTGTTCTCTTTTAAGAGCTTTCCCGTCCCGAGCTTGTGAATGATCCTATCTGGTTGATATCGCTCAATCTCTCCGTCGTTCTGTGGAATCGGAAGTTCGACGTTGATATCCTCGATCCAGAATCGGATTCCGTTTGGTGGCTGGCCGTCAGCCTCCCAACCATCTTCCATCTTCAATTCCGTGTTCGAGACGATTTCCGTGATCCGCGTCTTGCCTTGGTTGGTGAGTCTTCCCGAGGCATCGAAGATCGTCCACGTCGCGTGGACCATCGTGCCGACCCTGATCTCGTTGTTCGTCGTGAAACTCGCCCCCGCTTCTGTCAGTCCCGTCGCCGTGTACGTCGTGATCTCATGCTTGTAGTCCACCAAAACTTGAACACCGACTCCGGGAGCCGTCGTGAACGTGACTGAGATCGTGCCCGTCGAGTAAGTGATCGTTCCAGAACTTATGCCGGCCCCAGTTATGTTGCCCGCGCCGTCGTCTGTGCCGGTCACGGCGCCCGCCGTCACCGTGACACTAAAGGGAATCACGGGCACGTTCGCGAGAGTTGCGGCGAACGTGACTTGCGCGCCGTCGCCCGTTCCGATCAGCTCGCCCGTGACCGTTCCGACGCCGGAGACGTATCTCATCTTGTAGGAGAAGAACTCCTTGCCGTCCGTCGGTTTGTGATCGCCCTGCCAGATGTCCACCGTGTACGTCCCGCCCGCCACGTCGGTGATCTTCCCGTTCGACGTTTTCGCGTCGTTCCCCGTTCCCCAAGTAACGTATGCGAGGTTGGCATCCTTCGTTTTCGGATCAGTCTCGAAATCCGCGCCCGCCTCCGCGACCGTCGTCAGCGTGTAGGTGGTCGCGCCAATCGACTTCCGCTTGAGCGACTCTTCCGTAACGTATATCTGTGGCCTGCCCGTCCCATGGATCGTTCTCGTCGTCGTCGCCATTAGCTCGTGCTTTCCCCTCTGAGCGTCGTCGTATTTTCTCTCAATTTCTTTCTTACTCTCGTTACCTGATATCGTTCTCCGTTGAAAGGATTCGGAAAAGACAATCCAAGTTGATCAAACAACTCCACTTCGACTCCCACGATTTCCGCATCTATCGTCCGTCTCGCCCTCATCAAGGATTTATTCTGTTCGTAGAATTCCTTGAATATCTTCGTGAGATCGAACGCCTGCGTCTGAACGTCGAACAAATTGAAGAAGTTGATGGGGACGGAGGAGAAATCGATCGATAAGTTAGAAAATCTCTCGCGCGCGATGATGTTGCCCTTCGCGTCGAAAATCCTCGTGTCAGTGAATGGGATCGTGATCCCGAAATCATCCACCACGTCCAGCACCGGATACACTACCTCGCCAATCATCGCCGTCGTTCCAAGTTTCACCTTCAACGACTCGAAGCTATCCGGATGATACCCTCTGAAGATTGAAATGAATTCCGGCAATCGAAATGTACCACTCGTCGATTTGCTTCGATTGATCACTTCGAGATTGCCCTGACCGTTGAGTCGCCAGAAGATATTGAAGCGTCGACCGACCAGATCGAAGATTTGCAACCCCGTCGTCGATCTGCTCGGCCTTTCGTCCGAATTGTCGAGACTCATAGATATTCTCGCCGCCGGGAGGTCGAAGCGCACGAGCTTCCTACTCGGAAAATATCCGTCCTTCGGTGAGAGTGATCGCCCCGCCAATTCCAAGATGCCCGACAAAAAATCCTCGAGCCAATAACTCTTGTAATTCCAACCGTCCTTCGGGTCCCAATACTCTCCCAGAATCGCCGCATTGTACCAAGCCAACAACGCACCGTCGTTCCTCGTCAATCTCGAGCTTATGAAATCTCTGATTTCGTAGATATCCAGTCGTTCCATCTCTCTCGCCAATCTCTTCTGCAGGTCTATCGCCGAGAATTGACAGACCTTGTCGAACTTATCGAATCTGATGCTCGGGATATCAACGAAACCATTGAAATGTATCAGACCGTCCTTGCGAATTTGAACCTGAAAGAATTGGTCGATCGATGTGATGTTCCCGAACAGCGTGGTGAACGTCTCGTCGAGGTTTGAGAGGTCTATCCTGACATCGCCTACCTCCGGAACGTGCAACTGATTCTCGAACTGCGTCGTGATCTCGCCGATCCCGTCCTCCAAAATATAGGTATCCTCATCGTATGTCGTTCCATCGATATCGAGTTCGATCAAAATTGTCTCCTACTTCTCGTGATCGTGAAATCCGGGAACGTCTTCTGCTGAAATTCCTGCCCCTCGATCGTTCCCTCAAGGACCACGTTGATGCCCGGTTGTCCTCGTTTCCCAAGCGTTGTCGTCGTTTCGCCACCGCCAACCGTGACCGCTCCCGCCGCCGCTCCGATAGGCCCCCCCGCCGCGAAGCCCAACGCTCCACCAACGAAATGTCGGATGCCAAGTTGGATGAATGACGCCGCGATCGACCTGAGAATCTGATCAATCTCAATCTTCGCGCCGAACATCGCGCTCACCATTCCTGACGCCGCCTGCTGAAAAGAACTCTCGATCAGGAAGCCGACGTCAGCCGCAGTGACCGACAAATCCACGAACTGTTCCTTGACTTCATCAACTGCCGTCACGACATCTTCGATCCCTTCTGGTTTCGGCAACTTCGGCAACTTGACCTTGAGCCGTTCGGGTTGCTTCTTCGCCAACTTCTCCGTCGCTTTCACCAAGTCGAGCGTCGCCACTTCTATTTTTTTCAACTCCCCGACGCCCGTGCCTCCGAAACTTACCACCGCATCAACAAGGTCCTTGCTATAAGTTACCACCAACTTCTCTGCTGAATTCACCAATCGTCGAAATGTCCTATCCGATGAGATGCCGAGAAAATCCATGCCCTCCTCGACCAACGCGAGCGGTTTCAGAATCGCCGCGAACAGTGCCGCGAACGCCAACTGGACTGCTGCGATGACCGACATCATCGTCGGTCCCAAAATATCAACGACGGCCCGAAGTGCCGGTAAGACTTTGATGAGGATGTCCTTCACCAAATCGCCCACGACTTCTCCCGTGTCGCCGAGCGCCGCATTGAAGATCGCGATCTGTCCGGCGCCCGTCGTTCCGAACGCCTCCGCCTGACCGCCGATCGCCGTCGTCAACTGTTCAATGATCGAAATGGCTCCCCTCTGTTTGATGTCCGCCATGTCCAATCCCTTGATGTATCGTCCCAACATTCCCGTACTTCCCGCGAACGCGTCAGCCATCACTCGCGCTGCCGACTTTATATCCGTCTTCATCACGACCGCCAGATCAGCGGAGAGCAGCGTCGCCAACTTCAGAGACTCACCTTGAAGACCCATCACCGTCAACTGCGCCATGACCGCGAGAGTCATCTCGTCTCCGATGCCCGTCACTTCCTGCATACTCGAGGCAAACTTCTTCAGATCATCTATCGCTTCCTTGGTCACTATTCCACGAGCTCGGAGTGCCGCTGACAATGATGCCTCCGCTTCTTCTTGAACATTCGATAGCGAGATGAACTTCTTCATCGCGAGCGCCATTCCCGCAGCCGCAGCAGCCGCGACTACCCAACTCTTTGCCAATCCTCCAAATCTCGCGCTCAACGCCTTCGTTCTCTTGCCCACTTCATCGATGTCTCGACCCGTCCGCTTGAGGACTTGTCCGCCCTTCTCCGTGATCACTATGTCGACTCCGACCTTCGCCATCACGTTCCCTTCAACTCTTCTTGATCGAACTCGAACATGAGATTCTTTATGTAGGTCACCTTCTCCTGAATCACGTATCGTCTGTCAGAATCGTAGCTCTCCTGCATCAGACCCTCGTAATGCTCGAGCGTCGTGAAGAAGTCGCTGTGAAGCGAGTCGATCATCGTGAAAATTCTCACCGCCTCGAAGTTCCCGGACATTAGTTGGATCGCGGATCGCCTATAAATCTTCCCATTCATCTTAATCGCATGAACCTCCACACCCTTCTTCTGGCGGTTCAGCAGCCACATCAGCCGCGTGAAGAGCCACAGGTTCTCTTTTTCCTTCTCGACCTTCCTCGCATATCCGCTCCGGATCGTCGCCAAGTGCTCCATGATCTCCGTCTTCTCGAGCAGCGTCTCCTTGAATCCCATGTCGTAGTCGAGCACGTCCCTCAGGTTCTTCTCCGTGAACTCGATCGGCTTCGGCGGCTCCGTCGCCGTCTCCACTCCGCTCCATCCCGTGATCATCCAGACCAACATGTCCGTCGGTAGGTCGAGCATCCCTGATATCGGCCCATCCTCGCTAACTGAGACGCCGAATTTTTGCATGAACTCCGCGATGACGGAATATCCGGGCAATCGGTACTTGATGACCGCCCCGTCGAACTCGCAGGTCTTCTCTTGCCAGCTCGGTCTGATCCTCACGATCGTTCCTTCTTACGTGTCGAGCTCGGTGAAGTATTCCCCGGCCGTCAGCGTGATGATCGGAGTGCTCGTGGTTGTTGGCAGCGCGATGTTCGCTCCGGTTCCGGCGGTGTCGAATATCCTCGTCGCCGGAGCCTTGAGGTACCGGAACTCGATCGTTATCCCCCCCCCGCTTGCGGGTCTCTGGTTCTCTCCGCTCGGGATGAACACCTGTCCGAAGCCGATGTGCTCCCTCAGCTTCCCGCTTGCCTTGCCCTTGTTCCAATACAGCGCGTAGAACTTGTCCCTGATCTCGATGATGAACTTCGAGGCGTTGATCGACTGCGCGAGTTGGAACGTCATGTTCAGCGCGTCCATCCCGTGCGTCTGCCTGACCTCCTTGTTCTCGAGCGTGAATTCGTCGGCTGCCAGTCCGATGTTCTCCTGCGAGGTCATGACCTCGCCCAAGTCATGGAAGGTGTCGGGCGTCCCCAATTCCGACAGGTCGTCCTCTACCTCGACGAGTTGGATGTCGTTCCCTCCCGCGCCGATGATCTCGCCCTTGTCTCTGGTTATGAAATCGATTGGCATTTCTCTTCCCTCCTCTTGTTGTTATGTCTCGCCCAATCTTGCCGTCCTGTAATTCACTTGAAATCTCACTATCGCGCCCGTCATGAGCCTCTCGCTTTGATCCCTCATTTTCTCGTGGCCGATCAAGTGCGTCCTGTGTGCCTGATCCGTCCACGTTTCGTCTTTTCCCGCCGCGTTGATCACATCCGCGATCATCTTCCTGATTTCCGTCGTCGAATCAGCCGGCTTCGCCACGATCTCGACCTCGAGATTCATCGTATGGTCATCTATACCCATGAATTCGTCGACCGGAACGTCGTCCGAGACATCTCTCACGATTGCGGCCGGAAGCTCGTTCTCGTCGATCTTGTTCGACTTCCACTCGAAGACGTTGTTGCCGAGGTCCGTGTGGTAGCCGCCACTGATCAATATCGTCTTCAGTTGCGTGACGACGTTATCAACGATCGTCTGTTCTTTAATTGCCACTTATCGCTCAGGTCACTTTGCGCAAGTTGCCAACCGTGAATTCGACCTCGTGAAATCCAGTCTTCGCGCCCGAATTGTACGTGTATTTGAACATCGCTCTGTGCTCCTCCGTGGATCTTCCGTTCGTAAGTATATTGTCGAGAGGATCGAGTGTCATAATGAGGTTGCCATTTGCATCGACTGTCCCGCCTCCAGTATTAAGCACATTCACGTCATCTCTCGAATTCAGGATGTTTCCATTCGAAATTTTATAGAGCGTCAACGTCAACGTTGTCAGATTCGCCGATGGAACCGCTACGCCAGCTTCATCCTTGATAACTGCCGTGATTCTTGACGTTGAACTTTGGGGAACAAGCGCGTCGATGATGTCCAGATTCTTATTCGTCGCCATTTCAAGGCTCCATTTCCACGTTATCGAAATGTGGGCGCTTCATTTTTGTTGAGGTAAATCGAGGCGATTCCGTTTCCACGTTATCGAAGTGCGGGCGCTTCATTTTTGTTGAGGTAAATCGAGGCGATTCCATTGTCACCTTCGCAAACCTCGGACGGAGAATCTTGACTTCCGTCAGTGAGATTGCGCCCACTGCCACACCAATCGCGCCCCTTGTGATCGGTTGAGCAAGATCTGTCTCATCAACCTGACCGGCAGTAACGATCTTGACAGCCGTGAGTATCTGAGCGAGTTCGGTTTCTACGGCCTGACGAATAAGTCGATGTTTAGGAGCCCAAGTTATCGACTGAGCAAGTTCGGTTTCTGTGGCTTGACCAACTCCCTTAGTCTTCAGTACGGACACGGCTTGGACTGAATCAGTCTCTACGGCCTGACCGATCGCAACCGTTTTTTGACTTGAAATGGCCTGCGCCAGATCAATCTCAGTTGTTAGATTGACCAAACGATGTTTTGGAGCCCACGCGACCGCTTGAGCCAGCTCGGTCTCTGCTGCCTGACCAATTTCAATAGTCTGACCAGCCGCGAGCGTGACTGGTTGAGCAAAGTCTGTCTCTGTAACCTGTCCGATCAGCTTGGTCTTGAGGACAGAGATGGATTGAGCCAGTTCGGTCTCCGTCACTTGACCAATCGTCTTCGTCTTTTCCGTGCTAACTGCTTGGGAAAAGTCTACCTCCGTAACCTGTCCGATGGCAAGCGTCTTCTGAACCGTTATCGCCTGAGCGAGTTCGGTCTCTGTGACCTGACCGATGGCTTTGAGTTTCGCTACACTGACAGCTTGGGCGAGTTCGGTCTCTATCGCTTGACCGATGGCTTTGACCTTCACTACACTGACAGCTTGGGCAAGTTCGGTTTCCGTTGCTTGTCCTACAGCTTTCAGCTTCGCAGCACTAATCGCTTGAGCAAGTTCTATCTCGGTTGTCTGACCGATAAGACGATGTTTGGGAGCCCAAGCAATAATCTGAGCCAGATCAATCTCAGTGCCTTGACCAATCGTTTTCGCCTTCTCGACAACGATTGTCTGAGAGAGGTCTGTCTCGATCACCTGATTAACGAGCCGATGCTTGGGAGCCCAAGTTATGATCTGAGAAAGATCGGTCTCAACAACTTGACCAACCACTTTCGACTTTCCTACGGAGATGCTTTGAGCAAGATCAGCTTCTGTGACTTGACCAACTACCTTGGTCTTAACGGCAGTAATAGCTTGGGCTGTACTCGTCTCTATCGGCTGGCCGATGGCTTTCAGTTTGCCTACGGCAACGGCCTGAGCGAGGTCAGTTTCTGTGACCTGACCGATTGTAATTGTTTTCCGTGCAGTTACCGCCTGAGATGTGTCGGTTTCTACTGGTTGACCGACCACCTTCGATTTCAACGGAGCGATCGTCTGGGAGAGATCAGTCTCGGTCGTCAGGTTTATCAAGCGATGTTTTGGAGCCCACGTTATTCCCTGAGCGAGATCAGTCTCTACCGCTTGCCCAATTGTAACGCTGATCCCTGCCTCAACAGGAACCAACGCCCCAAGCAGGACGGAGATGAGGATACGTCCTGGTGATGAGTACGACTGAATAGGCCAGCGAAGTAGGTTCATGGATGCCGATATGGTGCAGTTATTAAGTCTGGAATAGCAGCTACTGCTGCCGAAGGCCGAAACGCGATTGTAGCTGCATCCCACGGATCAGATCCACTTGCGCCAAACGCCCCGGGGTTCTCAGCCCCTGCCGACGCTTTTTCAAACGAGGCCATCATGCTACACGCATTGTCAACACTGGATGTATTGTCATGTGCGAGTAAGTCAGTGTAGCCAGTGGGCGCGGTGATCGAGTCCGCAATGTTGAGGTCATCGAGCATTCCCAGTGAGAACACCAGCGCCCCATCCGTAACCGTCGTAATTTCTGGCGAGTCGGGATTCCCAGTTCCAGCAGCGGACGCAGGTCCGGCATCCAAGGGTGTAGTCGCATCCGCCCCACGCCAAACTTGCAGAACTCCGGCAGTTTGTTCATTGCCGCTCGTCTGTTGAAACGTCACGAGGGTATCAGGCGTTGACCCCAACTGTTTCCAGCCGCTGTCATGGCCAGGGTCAATCGCGGAGTGATCCGTTTCAATATCTGTATACCCCGCAGTCTGTACACCTGGAGACACTGCTTGATCAGCCGCATGGGCGTAGATTACAATATCCCCTTCGATGGGTGAACCGGGTAACGTCACATCCTGATCCGTGCTATTGGCGACAATGTTAAACTCGACCTCGCCAACCTTGGTCCACGGCATGACTTGACCTCCTCACTCATCCCAAACTACATACCAGTCGAGAATCTGGCCTGTGCCGGTTGCTACAATAATGCCAATTCCATTAGCGACCCCAACAGGTATCCTGAGTCCATTATCTCCAAATGTCCAAATGACTCCTGCACCAATTGCTGCACCAAGCCGCGCTCGATAGCCGAGATCGTCTCCAAGCGTGGGAGCGCCTGTATGTGTGTCGAAGGCGGTACACTGCACAGGGCCACCATCTGGGTCATGTTCTGCCTCAGCGAGTCCTGCCCCCTGTGTGCCTGCACTGGTCAGCCTAACCAACTTGACCGCAACGGAAGTCACTGTAGTGTTGAATAGGCCCATCTCACGAATTTTCGCCCCGACTCCAGCAATGGAATAGAGCGAGCCGATCGGTAAGGTCGTAGAACCCGCGCCAACGGATTCTACTCCAGAAGAAAATCGTGGCATCTTATATCCTCCAAGGTATAGCTGTTCTCACTACCCGAAACACAAAGTCACTTGGTTGTTCAGGTATAGTAATTGGCTGTGCAGTATCAACTTCAACAGTCTGCCCTACAAGTCTGTTTTTAGGAGCCCATGCAACAATCTGAGACAGATCAGTTTCAAGTCCCTGACCAATGACGACTGTTTGTCCAGCACAAGTTCCAGCATCTTCCGTAATTGGACTTGTGTGCTCGGTGTCTACTGTGCCGGTTTCTATTACCACAGTTCCCACGTTCATGGTATTACTATTTCTGAATCTATAGACGTAAGATATTCGATCACCGCACACCTCTCCCGCCCACGCTACTCCTGCAGGGCTAAAAGTAAATACTTGCACAAGACTAAGTTCCTGTTCAGCAGTAAATGCACCAATCTCCTGTTCAGTACACGCTGAATTGATGCGTCGCACTGCTATACTAAGAAAGATTTTCATCTGAGCGGTGGTCACATTAACTTCTACTGTGTGAGCCGTTTCCTCCCACGCATCAGAGTTGGGAATGCCGGACAGTGTATAAACAAACGAATCTTCTGTTGCCCCCGCAGCTACTGCCACAGTAATTGAACCTGCGCCCTCTGTGCCAGCACTGATTACCTTATCAAAATCCGCACCGCCAGCACAATCAGAATTCGCCGCTTTGATGATGTAGACAGGCATTAGATTTCGTAATCCTCAAATGCTGTCTTACTTATTCTGTTTACTTCTTCTGGTGTTGCCCATTTCCCCTGCTTGAAGCAACATCTTGGGTATCTTCGCTTGTTTTCCTCAACACTATCGCTATTAGAACCGAAAAGTTGAAGACCGTCAGAAAAATACCAGTCGTCTCCACTGAACGATAAACGTGTTGGACGACCTTGACCATCCAACTTGTCATAATAAACCATCATGTGCAGTACACCGTCTTTCGGCGCAGCACAGAACTTACCATCGTGGACGGAAAAAACCAGGCCACCGATGTACCATATTTTCCAGCCGATGACTTTCACTTAATCCGTTGCACATTCAGAGTCATGAGGCACGGAAAAACCCAGCAGTGGCAATCTGCATGGTAATGTCCGAGCCATCGGGAACTACTACAAAATCATGTTGAGTCATCGGGACAATGTCCACGTCCGTTCCAGCAGCCGTGTCGTTGTCGTAGCCGAAGACGGCGTCGTTGAATCCGTCGCCAGCAGCAACAGATGTAAATGTCTGGTCGGGAACGTCGATGTCAGCCCGGTCGTTTGTGTCGTCATAGGTGATGACGATCCCACCCGTATCGGTGAGCGTCTTCCTCCCATAACCCGCGTTCGTGACCTCGTTCGTCGTTCCCACGAGAACCGCCGCGAAGTCATCCTTGTCCTCCAGAACGGCGTCTGTCTCGATCCCCGCCGTTGCGAGGATCATGATGATGTACGCCGAAGCTGCTGGATCATTTGCGTTCACCCGTTCGGCGAATTCTGTTACACGCCCTTTCGAGATATTATAGACGAAATCTGCCATATCATTCCTCCTTCTTGCAGTCGTAATAGTTATTTATCCGATACCCCGCCGGATTTTCCTTGTCCGGAGACAGTTTGTCGGGGTGAAGCGTCTTGACGTGGATTTGTGCAACCGTACCACCAGCCTCAATTTGGATTCCACAATGGCAGCAATAGCAACCGGGCAGTCTTATGACATCATAGACAGTCTTCGGTTTTGTATCGAAGACAATCCGTGTTCCTATGCGCGTTGCCCATCCCTCCGTTATCGCTCTTTCCAAGAATTTCGGAGAGAAGCCCTGCCGCTTTGGTGCAAGAGGGATTTCAATGTGGTCAAGCGGCCACGATGTCCCTTTCTTCGGTTGTGAGCCGCTTCGATCTGCAACCTTTCTGATGATCATGCCAGCACCCCTTTTAGTTATTTCATAGCATCCCGATTTTATTGACTGAGATCAATCCTTGCTCAATCCGATATCTGTCATTCCATTTATGTCGGGTCCGATCTCCGTCACCTTGTAGGTCACGTCCTTGATCTTCATCGTCGCGTCGTTCGTCGCGTTCGCCACGTCCGTCGATTTGCACCTCGCCGTAATCTCCGCGTTGACGAACATCGTCTGACCCACTTCGAACTCGGCGGGTACCGGATCGAACAACACGAGGATCGTCACCGGGTCCTCTCCCGAAGCGGTATAGATCGCCTCCTCGGCAAAATCCTCCTTGTCGAGGAATTCGTCTACCGGCTCAAGCATCTGTTTTGATTTCGCTCAGGTCTTACGTGTACTGTTTCTGTCCTACGACCGTCACTGACCCATCGAAGGTCGGTGATGTACCCGTCAGCGTCGCCACGGCTCTAATGAACTTCCTGACGGCCCGTGTATCGACTGAGATTGACTCAAACGCCGCCGCAGCGTCCGTGACCTGCGTGAACGCCTTCGCCGGAGAAAGATCGGCGTAGGTGCTATCGTCGGCTGAATCCTGAATCTTCACGTCCAGCGTCGGACTCGTCCCGCCGCCCGCGCCGTAACTCAAAGTGAGTTTCAGCACTCCCTTGTAGTCACTGACGTTGACGCCCGTTCCGTCGTTGTTGACCGTCTGACGTGCTCCTCCGAGCAATTCAAACGGCGCCAATTCTCCATGGACATCAATCGGTGCTGCCATCTGTCTTCTCCTGAGTCGTTAGTTTTTCTTGGTTGTTTTCTTCTTCGCCGTCTTCTTCACGGTCTTCTCGATTTTCGGGACCGCACCCACCGAGGGATTCGTCGACTCCGCGACGATCGGAAGCGCAACCGCCTTCCCCGCCCTCTTCAGTATCCCGAACGTCGCTTCGTCCACGTCCATGACATCGCCGACGAACGCTGGCGTGCCGGAGATGGCCGTGTCCTCGATTATTTTGATTCGCATCGATCCCTCCTCAGCTCTTACTGAGCGCCGGAATCGGTCGATATCGTGAAGCTCTCGGCGTGTCTGATCGCGATATCCGTGTGCAACGTCACCGTGATCTCGATCTGACCCGTTTTCTTCAACGAGAACGGATCGACCACGACGTCGATCCCCGCCCAATCGGCCAAGATCACGTCGTTGAAGTTTCCGAAGATCACCTTGCTGCCCGGGACCTGCTGCGTCGAGAATGCCGGGAACCCGTTGACCGTGTTGGCCGGCGTGTCCCACAGGTAGATCGCCTGACCAGATTCCTTGACGGTCGTCTTCCACTTCCCACGAACCGTCGCGTCCGTGAGATAAGCGAGCGCTCCACGCGCTGCGCTCTTCTCTCCGACCTTCGTCTCGAACGAGACGACCTCACTCCACGTCACCGGAGGTGCTCCGAACGTCACCGAGTTGACTCCCGTGATGTTCAGGATTCCCTGTGGCTCTCCGTTGTTGCCCGATCCGTTGATCGCCGCCAAATCCTTCGCGATCGCGAGGACCTGCATGATGTCGTCCCTCACGAACGCCTCGACATCGATCGACGCCTGCATCAGCAGTTCCTTCGAGTACGCCGTGTCTCCCACGAGTCGATGAGGCGTCAGGAGAACCTGAGAGAACGCTTGATCCGATGCCGTTGCAGTTCCCGTCTCCGGCAACCACGTAGCAACTGCGCCTCCCGTTACCTTCGGGATCGCCACGTTGCCGACGAGTCCAGCCAACGGCCTCGCTCCCATCTGGGCGATCACCATCTTGTTCCGCAGAAGTTCGATCATGCTCGCGCCGAGGACGTCCGTCCCGACCAGATACCCGCCCTTCGTCGCGTCCGTCACGTTCAGGGCGCGCTTTCCGAGCACCACGTCGTGTGGCATGATGAATCCGACCATTCCGCCCGGTTCGCTTCTCCCGTACGCCTTCGCGGCCGCACGTGAAGCTTCCCGCTCCAAACCCTCGAGCTTCCCCGTCATCGCGATCGTGTGGAGTGCCCGCACGAGCGAGTAACTTTCGATCTCCTTCTCCGTCATCCCGATCCGCGTCTTCGGGCTGTCCCCCTCGTCGTTGTCCGTCTCGATCGGCGGCTGATCGCTCATCCTTCCGAGGACGGTCCGGTTGAATTCGTCCGTGCTCGTGCCTTCCGCGATCGCCTTCTCCCTCAGAGAAGCCATGTCCTTCACCCGACCGTCGAATCTCTTCGCCGTCTCGTCGATGTTCGACATCCTTTCCCGTTCCGCCTCCCTCTCCTCCTGCCGAATCTTCCCGACGTCGAGTTCTATCCTTCCGGAATCATTCCCGGTGTTCGTTTTTTCTGCCATCTCGTTTCTCCCCTCTGTTGTTGTTTGTGGTTCTTTCTTTTTTTCCCATCCTTCGCTCCGCCCGACTCCCACCGAATCATCTGCCGCGACGGAAACAAGAGATATCTCCAACGGCTCCCAATCTCCGACCGTGAACCGTGAGGGCTTATCGTCTTCCTTCTTGACGAGATGAATCTCGTGTATCCGAAAATTCATTGAAATTTTCGTCCTGATTCCATCCTCCACGTCCTGCATGATCTCGTCACCCAAGAACGACCGCGAGAACCTCAATTTCGCTCTTCCCACATTATCGTCGTCGATTCGAGCTGATTCGATTACGCCGATCTGCTTGTCGCGGTCGTGCTCGAGCAAGAGCGGAGCTCCGTTGTTCAATCTTTCCAATCTCACCGATCCCGACGAATGATCCAACACCTCGATGCCGAACCACCGCTCGACTTCTATCTCCGACGAGAATGCCACTTCAATCGTTCTGTCGTTAATCTTATGCTTATGCTTCAGTCTGAATTCTCGCGTGTGAACTTCTTCGAGTACTCGCGACATCATCTCCGCATCCGACCCGTCTGACTTCTCCTTTCCACTCGCCGCCTCGAATGAGATCGGTTTGACGTCGTTGTCCTTGAGCCATTTCTTCGCCTGCGCGACTGTCCAGCTCTTCGTCGGGAATCGGATCGACTGCGGTATCGGATTGTCGGACGGCTTCGCCGCTCCCTTCAACTTCCCCCAGATCACGTCAGCCGTCGCCGGGACCTTCTTCGACCCGAAGATCGTCCCGTCCTTCACCCTCCGGAACGTTTCCCCCACGAAGTCCGCCGGGTTCTTCAACCTCGCCGCGTGCTCGTTCGGGAATGGTCTTTGCTGGATGATCGCTCCGACTTCCTCCATGCTCATTGCTTCCTCGGCGGGAATTCCAAAATCCAACGTCCCGCTGTTATTTGCAATATTGCCGGTCGTGGTGATGATTTCAAATTCATTCATGTCACTCTTCTCCGTTCGTTGGTTCGACTTCTTGCACGTTCTTGATCATGTCACGCATCTCTTGGAGTTTGCTCATGGCCTCTTCTTCCTCCTCAGATGAGAACCCGCCCGCCGCTGGCGCTTTTTTCTCGTCGAGCTTCAACTCCAATCCATGCTCCTTCGCCAACGCCTTCTCCTGCTCGAGCTCCCGGTAGATTTCCTCGATGTCCCTTCCCATCTCCGCCACGACCTGAGTCGCCGTCGTGAATCCCGCTCGAACCTCCAATATCTTCGCATCCACGTCCTTGAGCGGATCGACCCACGACCACCGTCTCCCGACGAACATCGGGTTGTTGAACTTCTCGAATTTCGCCATCGGCAGCTTGATCGCCCCCGCGATCATCGTCGATTCGAGCCACGACTCGAACACTGGTTCCAAGAACGCCTCGATGAAGAACTGCTGGCTCATCTTCCACATCTCCCGCTCGTCGACCAATCCTGCGCGGATCGAACTGAAGTTCACCTTCTCGAGGTCGTTCGCCAGCATGTTATAGCTCACGCTCAATCCACTCGCGATTCCCCGGAGCGTCTGCTTCGTGAACGCCTCGTGCTGCGCGTTCGGAAACTCCGGCTCCCACGACTCGAACTTCAATCCCGCCGGCAGCTTCTCCATCGCTCCCGGTTCGGCCTCCATGAAGAAGTTCTCGTTCGCGTCCTTCTCGCCGACGTACTCGGCCGAGACCTCCGGCTGCGTCACGAAGAAGCCCATCTTGGCCGCCGCGACCCTCGCGTTGACCAGCGTCGCCTCCTCGTATCCTGACAACATTTTCAATCGCGCCATGCTCGTCACCAGCCACGATATTCCCCGTGTTTGATCGATGAACTCTTGGTCGAAAACGTGGAGGACGTCCCTCGCCGGCATCCTTCTCCTTTCCAGCGTGAGGGTGACTCCGAACACTTCCTGCTCCTGCTTCGGAATTTTGATATGGTAAGCCACCGGCCGCCTCGCCGGGTCCAGCTCGACGCCCATCTTCACGACGTTTTTATTCGGCAACTTTATGTTGTAGAGGTCATCCAGCGCCTCCGGAGGCACGACCTCCAGCCGGAGGCCGAACCGCGAAGACGTGTCCATGTGCTTCACGATGATCGCCTCCCCGTCCCGCGCCACGTACCGCATCACCATGTCCTGAATCGCCCTGAAGGAGTGCCTTCGGCTGATCGAACAATGTTCTCTTCTCGACCACGCTCGCCACGCCCGCTCGATGATCGTGTTCGCCACGAAATCCGGCTTATCCGTGTTATCCTCCACCACTTTCGACTGCAATCCGAAACCGTGATGACCCACGACGTTCGTCCTGCATAGTTGCATATATCGCTTCGCGTAATCGTCATTCTGAACGCGCTCTCTCGCGCGACTGCGCACGATGACCAATGCGTTTCGGATGTCGGAGTCGACGGTCATCTGGCTGCTGGTCCAGTCGGCCTTCAATCGATCGACCTGAGCTGCTGCGAAACTTCGGAGTGATTGTACCGAGGTGCGCGCCCGCAGATAGGCGGGTCCGAACCAAATCGTGCGCAGGATGTCTCTGAAACCCATCAAGATGCGTCCCTCATTCTCGCCAAGATCAAACCGCCCGGTTGGAACCCCTTATCAACTCTTTCCTTCTTCTTTTCCGTGATGATCTTTTCGATCAACTCGTTTCTCAACTTGAAGAGAACCGATAGAGGAGGTCTCGTCAACGTCCGTCCGGCGACCGTGATCGCCTCGACCGGACGAACCGTGTAGTCGGTGATCGCTTGTTCGACTTGATCGAGCCAGATTTGGAGCTTCGTTCTCGACTCGAATCCCGCCAACTCCTCCTGCAGATCGGGCGTGACTTCGAGTCTTCCCTCCGTGACCGTGAACTCTTCCGTTCCTTTCTTGACTCTACCGAGATAGGAGTAAATTCCCTTGACGAGCTTGTCGGTGTCAGTTGTGGAGAGTGTTATATCGAAGGCTTTTCCGTTGGCGACTGCTACTATGTCGAGTTTCGAGTCGCCTAGGAAATAATAGGTGAGCACCCATCCGTCGTCGGCCGGGTAGTCGGCGGAGTAATCCTCGCTCCATTCCACGGTATCGCCGCGTCGGAATTTATCGGGTTCGTTTGCCAATCAGATTCCCACTGAACGTAAAAAAACCCGACCCCCGCATGCGGATCGGGCTTTTCAATCAACGAACGAAACAGAGGCGCGGAGTGCGCCGTGAAGGGAAATTACGAAGTTATCACAATGGTGTCAATAGGTGGGCCTGACATAATGTGTCGGGATTCTGCTGCGTGTTTTCTGCGGATGCGACCGCCGCATTTACTTATCAGGATAATCCATTGGCATCTCCCATCACCTCCCTCATCTCTCCTCCAGTTCAGCAAGGACTTCTTTGAGTTTGGCGTTTTCGGCTTCGAGTGCTTCAACTTCTCGGTATCTTCTCTCATGTGTTTCTATCCATTCTATTCCTTCTTTAGTTATACTGTCAATCCTTCTGTCGGCTTCGTCGGCGTGGGCAAGCAAATCTTGAATTATACTTTCTGCCCCAAGCTGATTGATAAATTTACGTTGTTTGGCCAGTTCTTTCCGCTGTTCTTTCGTGAGCCAAGTCATTTCCCCTCCAGTTCAGTAAGGGCTTTTCTGGCGCGGTCGCCGCCATCTACACCTTCCCAACCAAATTGTTCGTTTGTTTTTCCATCAACGAGCTTAATCCAATTCTCTTTATTCGCATAAAATCCCAACTCCGCTTTCATCTTCTCCATCTTTTCCAGCAAGTCTTTGCCTGCGGATGAAGAAAGGGTGCGTTGTAATACATTATGTGGTTCTTTAAATCCGAAACCTTCGTATGCAGAATCGTTGGCCAGCTTTCCGAGTCTAAAATTTAATTCTATAAGAATGGCCCTCATCTCTGCGTTGGTTGCTTCACTCTTGAGGAGTTTGGCTTCGAGGTTATCAATCTTCAGCAACAAATCCTTGTCTATTTCGCTCGCGTTAATAACAATGGTTTTTCCAGTCATTTCTTCTCTGCCTCCTTCATGGCCGGATCGGCCAACTGTTCGACCGTCTGAAGACCCTCTTGGCGGGCCGGGACATCTCCTCAGTGGGCTTCGGTTTCAGTGACACTACCTCCTTGATGTCGACCGCGGTCACGGTCGAGAGGATCACGTTCACGACCTCACTCACGCTCCGATCGAGCTCATGCGACACCCTGATCATCTTCTCGGTGTTGTCCGTATTCAACTGAACGTGGTAGGTTCTCAACGGGCGGTCACCAGTTGTGCACCCATCCTCTCCGTCGTCCCTTCAAGCGAGCCGCGGCCAATGGTCGCCTCCGTCCTTCCTCTGGTTTCCGTTCGTCCTTCTTCGCTTTCTCCGCGCTCTCCGTCAACGCTTCTGCGATCCTCTCCACGTTCGCGTTCAAGAGCGTGAACGCCGCGAGCGCGTACGTCTCGCAATTTCCCGCAATGAAACTCTTGCCATTTCGACGGCAAATAAGCGTTGCATTGGGAACTGTGGCGCAATAGACCTTCCCGTTGTAGATCACACGTCGTCCGATGAATTCCCGCTTGCCATTCCCACCTCCATCAAGCGATCCACGCTTTGCCTTGCATTCTGTAACATGGTATTGCGTGCGAGTGTTTTTGCCAGTTCGTCCTCGGATCAGATAGGGTTGAGCTGATTTTGTGTGTATGTTGCTGGCGCATCCGATCTTGATGAAGAGTTCCTGAATGTCATCGGCCAATCGCTGACTGATTGTCGCGTATGTACGAAATGGCCGTTGTCCCGGCCTTCGTTGTGTCCAACCATCTCCCGAAATCGCGGCATCGAGGAAGCGTTCGATGATTTCTGGGGATGCGTCCTTGATCCATTGTGGCACTCGCTTATTGATTGCGCCGTGACCGCATTCTCGAACCAGATTGAACGCATCCTTCCGTGTGATGATTATTTGCCGAGCTTGAGCAACGTAGGAACGCCAGCCAAGTCTCTTGATGAGCGCGTTGATTCGATCTTGTTTGATGCCGGCATTCTGACTGATGATCACGCGGTATCGAACATTGCCCTGTGTCCGCGACCGCTGAGAGGATGAATGGCCCTCAGATACGTACCATCCGAAAAATTCAGCCGAATCTCCTTGAATGTGACGGTCCACGGAATGATTTCCTATCCAGTGCGTAGTCAACTTGAGCGTGTGATGAATCGTCAAATCTTCCGCCGCAACAATCCCATCTGGTGGCGTAAGATTCCAACGTCGCAAGCCGTTTCCAATGGCTTCCTGTCTCTTTTTCGCGGCCACCATGCGGTGCCTCGGAGTCGCCATGATGTCTAATCGGCGACCGCTGAAATGGATCAATTCGCCATCATAGTCTCTGACAATCAGATGCAACGGTCTTTGATATTCAAGCTGATCAACTGCAAGATTGACAGTCGCCAATGCGTCGATTTTCTCAAGATCGGCAAATCGCTTCCAGCCATTCTTGGTAAGTACCTCAGTCTGATCGTCGAAACAATCGAGCGCCTCGTTCCTCGCCCTGATCTTCCGCCACACCCTCGTCGGAAAGTTATCCCTTGAGAACTTCACCACCTGTTTCTCCGCCGTCAACTGACTCAGATACTCCTCATCCGCGAAGGCGTTGAAGTGCATCTTCCCCGGTCCGTCCTCCTCGATCACCAATCTCGAATATATCAACTCCTTCACCGTATCGACGCCGATGAGGAATAGGGCGACTCTCTGCCGATTGTTCCGAGATGGTCGCCCCACCACCGGCCTGCCTCCGCCCGCCATACCCTTCACAGCGAACGTCCTGCGAGCGGAGCTTCCCCTTCGCTTCACGTACGCGTACACGTTCTGTGTGAAATGTCCGCCGCTATCCACGCACGTCGATGCGATCCTCAACTTGACGCCGCTCTCGTGAGGCCACTCCCGGCCAAGAAGGTCATCGAGCAACGCCCAGACAGACGAATGTCCGGGCGATCCGTACAGCGTCTTGTACTCGACGAGCCAACTCTCATCCGCTTTCCCCCACGCCTTCACGACGACTTCCAATCTATCATCCTGCACGTCGACCCCGCACGTGAGGACCACGCCGCCACTTGGAATCGAAACGTAGTCCTCAACTCGTTTGACGAGTGCATCGTGCGAGATCGTGTAACTCTCCTCGTCCTCCCATACCTCTCCCGCCGTCGTATTCACCCAGACCCTCAGCGTCTCCGTTCGCTTCTTCGCTTCGAGATGATCCTTCACGATCTCCATCCACGACGACCAAGGCGAATATAATTCGTTGATATGGAACCCCGCATGATGTTCCACCTCCGGTCTCATCGCCTTCCACGCACCACGCCTCACCACTTCATCCCGTTCGTCTTCACCTATCTCCGCGCCGCAATTCTCGCAGGAATAGTAAGCCCATGACCCGTTTTCATTGTCGAATTTCAGGAACCCGCGATCGACTCTGCCGTTCTTCAACGTCTTCCAGAATGTCGATGCCGGAGAAAATAGCAGGACCTGCCTGTGCTTGCATTTCGGGCATGGTACGAAGAAATGCCTCTGATCGGATTGGTCCCACTCGAACTCGATCCTCGATATCCCCTTCACGCTCGGCGTCGAAGTCAGGATGATCTTCCTATTCCAGAATGTTTTCGTCCGCTTCGTGCCGAGCTTAACGGGGTCTCCCTCCGATCCTGCACTCGGAGGATATCGATCGACTTCATCAAAAATGACGATCCTGATTGGTCTCGCAGCCAGAGAAGCCGGAGAATTCGCTCCTGCCATCGTGATATGACCGCCCGGGAACGTCTTATGCAACGTCTCGTTCGTCGAATCCTTCGCCCTCGGGTCTTGCACCAAGCCTCGCAAACAGACCGTATCCCTGAACATTGGCATCAATCTATCTTTCGAGAACGACCTCGCCATATCCAATGTCGGTTGGATGACTAATATCGGACTCGGATCATGTTTCACGTGGAACGCTATGATGTTCTCGATCACCGACGTCTTGCCAATCTGACCGGAACTCATGATCATCTGAGTCTCGATCATTGGATCCATCGTCGCATCCATCATCTCCCGTTGATATTCCGCCCGATCCGTTCTCCACTGACCCGGCTCCGACGAACTCTCCGGACTCAACTGCCGATTCTCATCCGCCCATCCGCTCACCGTCAACTTAGGCGGTGGCTTCATTCTCGCCCATGCTCTCGGTAACGCGCCTCTTATAAGTTCTCGGAGCGCTTCTGGCGGCGATGGGTATCCTTGAGATTTCATGTAATGCCTCATAAATGTACTTCTCGAGCAACGCCTCGATCTGACTCGGCTTCTTCTTTCCGACCAATCTCGGAGCCGCCTTCTTCGGTATCGCCAACATCTTCGCTCTCGTCGCTACGAGAATTCTCTCGATCTCTCGAATCACGTCCGGGATCGAGACCAATTCTTTCTTCCGCTCCGCGAGGTCTAACTGTTTGATATCCGCCAACGCCGAATGCAATCTCGCCCTCGCCTTCTGTTCACCCTCACTTCCCTT